ATAGTGGCGGCAATACTGGTAATGGTAGGAAAAATGATTTATTAAGATTGTATGATTTTTATAATGGAGAAATCATGGATCAAGATTACGATTATGTACTAAAACCTTATGGAAAAACTCGTAGTAATTTTCCATCTAAAATGCGTAACTATCCTATAATAAAACCTATCATTGATTTATTGCTAGGTGAAAAATCTAAAAGACCTTTTAATTACACCGTATCTGTAACTAACTCAGACGCTGTGTCACTTAAAGAGGAAGAGAAAAATAATTTAATTCTAGACAGTTTAAGGCAAAGAGTTATAAATGAATTAAATAAAGAAGGTATGGAGACTGGTGTTCCTTCACAAGAAGTTGAGATGCCGGAAAGAATAGAAGAAATGTTTGAAAGATCCTATGTAGATCATAGAGCCGTTGTTGGGCAACATTCTATGAACTATATAATGATGGAGCAAGAAGTTCACCATAAATTACAAAAAGCTTGGTTTCATTTCTTAGTTTCTGGTGAAGCATATACACATAGAGGAGTTAGAAACGGTGAGCCTTATTATGAAGTATTAAATCCTACAGATGTAGATTTTGATTTAGATCCGGATTTAGATTTTGTAGAAGAAGGTGATTGGGCGTTAGTTAGAAAATATGTACACGCTTCTACTATTATAGATCATTATCATAATGATTTAACTCCTGCAAATATAGATCAATTAGAGAGTCCGGAACAAAATATATTAGATGGTTGGTTGTCTGGATCTGTAAAAACAAATCCAAATGGAAGTAGTAGAGGTAATTTACTTGAAGTAATTACTGTCTATTGGAAATCAAGAAAACGACTTGGATTCTTAACATACATGGACCCTATGACCGGGGCTATTGAAGAGATGCAAGTAGATGATGGTTTTGTACTTCCTGATGAAATGAAAGAGCTTGACGCAAAACTAGAATGGTTATGGGTTAATGAGGCGTGGGAAGGAACAAGAATAGCTGAAGATATTTTTATAAATATTAAACCAATACCTAATCAAAGGGGTACAATAGATAACCCATCTAAATGTAAGTTGCCAATCAACGGTATAAGATATTCAGATACAAATTCTGATAATGTTTCTATGGTTTCTTTAGGTATACCCTACCAATTAAACTATAACATATATAAATATAGATTAGAACTAGCTATTGCTAGATCAAAAGATATTATAGCTCAGTTTGATATTAATATGATACCTAAAAAATGGGACATGGATAAATTCATGTACTTTGTAGAAGGAACAGGTATTGCTTGGGTAGATTATAATAAAGAAGGAATACAATTAAATCCTCAACACCAATCTGTAATGGATATGTCAATTAAAACTATAGAACAATATATAGTTTTATTACAATCTATTATGGAAGAGTGGGAAAAATTATCTGGTGTTAATAGGCAACGACAAGGTCAAGTAGGTCAATATGAAGGTAAAGGTGCTTCTCAACAATCTATTGTACAGTCTTCTCATATCACAGAAGACATATTTAGAAAATTTGCAAGAATGGAGCAAAGAGATTTACAAGCACTATTAGATTACTCTAAACAAGCATGGTTGACTGGTAAAAAAACTATGTACGTTATGCCTGACGGTACTATGGATTATTTGTCTGCTGAATCTACGTCTCATTCAGAATCTGATTATGGAATATTTATGTCTGCATCTGGGGCTGAACAAGAAAAGTTACAAAAAGTAGAAGGTTTAGCTCAATCAATGATTCAAAATGGAGTTCCAGCTTCTACTGTAGCGGACATGATAGACACACAATCGTTTACTCAACTTAAAGATAAGATTAGAAATGCTGAAGAATCTTTACAGGCATTAGCTCAGGAACAACAACAGGCTCAACAGCAAATGGAGCAAGCTAAACTACAAGCAGAGCAAATGAAAATGGAAAATGAAAATGTACAGAATGATAAAGATAGAACTAATAAGCTAGAGATTGCAGAGCTTAATAATCAGACTGATTTACAAATAGCTAGAATGAAGGATAACATGGATGTTCAAAAAATGGCTACTGATATAGAAACTACTAATATAAAAGACAGAACAGATAAACAAAAAGTATCGGAGAATAGAGAGTCTACTGCTAGTAAAGAAAGAACAGAATTCATGAAAGCCGCTAAAGATGAAAGAAGTGCAGAGGCTGATAGACAAAGTAGTGAGAAAATAGCTAAAGAAAAACCAAATACCTCAACAGAATAATATATGTCTAGAGAAATGGATTTACTAAAGCATGCTATTGCTTCTAGGCAAAGTTTTACTGAAGTTTTAAAATTAGATATGGAAGAAGCTAATAACCCTCAAGAAAGAAATGAGGGCCTAACTAATTCTGATCAAAATACAGCTATGACTTTTAAAGATTCTTCTGGAAGTTTTACTACTAAAAATATGTCCCATAGTTTAAATATTACTAAGCAAGATAGTTCAGGAGATATTGTACAGTCATATAGAGCTGTTCCGCCTGGAATAGAAAAATTACCTATGGGAGACGATGTTGGAGAGGTTATAGAAACACCGGCTACATATAAGCAGCCAAGTATAAACAATTGGTTTTTAAAACAAAAAAAGAATGGGTAGAGTACATTCTTATAAAAAATATCAACAACCATTATATCCAACAGATCTAGAGGGTAATGAAATTGAAACGTCTTCACCTAATACTTATTTTTATGATAAAAAAGAAGATAATAAATTTACAGAAGATAGAACACTTAAATCTTTAATTAATAGTGAAGAAGGTACTGAAGTTGCAGCTAGGTATAACCAAAGAAAAGAAGATTTTGCTAAAGAGTTTGGGAATATAACTTTAGGGGCAGTTAATACAACTGAAACCCGCATACCTTTAGAAGGTACTCCAGGGATTGATTATCCTATAGGACAGGGGGTTAGAACAACTGATGGTCCCAAGTACCAATTTTCAGATGGATCTTTTATGAATGCGCTAGAAAGAGAGGAGAATGTTGATAAACATACTAGAGAGGCAGGGTCAAAAGCTATACTTGGAACTCTTGGTATTTTAGCGACACCTTTAGCAGCATACGGAGTTTCAGCTGCCGCACCTAGTTTTCTTGCAGGAACAGAAGCTATAGGAAATTCTATAATGGGAAGTACTGTTTCTCAAGGGTTAGGACAAGGTATGAGTATGTCTCGTATGGGGGTTTCAGGGCTGTCTGTAAATAACCTTTTAAATGCAGGATTCATTTCACATGGTATTACGTCTTTACCAAAAACACTTGAATCTTGGGGTAACGTAGATAGTGTAGATGCGTTTTATAATGCATTAGATAAAACATTTTGGAATACAATAGATTTTCTAGGGGTGCCTAGTTTGATTAAATCTAGTGGTGCAGGTCCTAAAGTTATGAATGAAATAATGAATGTTAAGCGTATAATGCGAGAAGAGTTAATAGGTAAAACAATTACTATACCTTCTGGAACACCTAGTACAATGGGAGGAAATTATTTAGGAGATCATAAGAAATTTATAATGGGGATTCTTCCAAAAATGGAAAATAAAATAAGAGCTGTAATGACTAAATATTTTGGTGCTTCTAATCCTACAATACCAGGTAATCTTATGAAGAGTGATTCTGGTATATCACATATACATACTGACGTTCCTACTTTTAACAAAGCACTAAAAGAGTATAAGCCTAATTACATAACTACTACTACCGGTGAAACAATAAATATTACTAAGAATGGCGGAACTATGGGAACTCATTATGTAGATCAATTCATGCTAGACTCATATAGATTTCCTGAAAAAACTAAACAGATAATTACTAATTCAAATAGAATAATTAAAGAAGCTGGTGGATTAAAAAATATGAGTACCGATCAGTTAGCTAGAGATCCAGAAGCTTTATTAGGTTTATTTTTAAAAAATAGAAAACAAGATTATGTTTCACTACAATCAGGATACTTTAATAAAGGTATTGCGTTTACAGAAATTGGAGGTAAAGAATATATTTTAATAAGGCGTGTTGGGAATAAAAAAGGAGGGTATATGGAAGACGCAATAAACTTAAGAAATCTTTCTGTAGAGGATAAGTTATTAGCAAAAACTATGCACGTTACACAAGTTAAAGAAGTAGGTACATATTCAAAAAGCTCTAAGGTTAAACCTGCTAGTGAAGAACAAGCGATATTAGAAGGGTGGGGAGGAACTGAAGGTCTTGGGAATAGCCCTTATGTAAGAAGTACGAAGAATAATAAATATGAGGTTTTTGATACGAAACCAAACAATCACTTATACATAGAGATGCAGCCTAAATTAGAAGGTAAATCAATAGCAGAGATGACTATAGACGATTTAGCTAATATAAATCCAGAAAATATCGCACAGTTATTAAAAACTATAAGCACATCTAAAAAAGCAAATCTTAAGTTAGATGTTATTAATCCAAACAATTATTTATTTAATCCTTCTACTGGTAATGTAGGCTTTGTAGATCTATCTGTACAAAGTGATCTGATATTTAAAAATGGAAGACCTATGTCCATGCAAAGACAAGATTATGTGTACGAAGCAAGAAGTATTGTAAGTACAATGTATAAAAGTATGTTAGATGATTTAGCTAACAATGCTAGCATATTCACAAAAAAAGAATCAGCACATATAATAGAAGGAGTTATAGAGGGGGAAGGCCTTGTAAGTACGATAAATAGAATGAAGATTACACTTCAAGGAAATAGTGATAAAATTAAGATTCTAAACAAATTTAATAAGCTCACTAAATCACTAACTAACGGAATAAAACAAGAATTAAAATTACTTGGAGTGTCTCCGCTCTTAGTACCACTAATAATAGGAGAAGAATCAGTAAGTAAAAATGGAAACGAACAACAATAAAGTGTTATATAATAAAGTTATTTATTAAATATAATACTTGTGTAAAACAACTAAATATTAACCTTAAATTTGTAAAATTATGGAAACACCCGGAAGCACAGAAAAACTAGATTTAAACGATATATCATTTGATGATATTGTAGGAACAGATAACACTTTGATGGATGAAGTCGAAACATTAGGAGTGCAAGATGATTCAATTAAAGAAACAGAGCCTGACGCAGTAGATTTAAAAGATACTGAAGAGGTAAATGAATTAGATGCAGACGCATCAAAAGTAATACAAGATGATACAGATATTACTGAACCAACAGATAAAGATGATGTTGATCAAGAAGAGATAGATGAACATTTTAAGAAAGAGTCTGAGGAGCCTGTAGAAGAAGCATCAGAATCTACAATAGTTGGAGAGGTATTGGAAAAATTAGGATTTAAAGGAGAGTACGAATATAAAGATACTCCTGAAGGATTAAAAAACTTAACTTTAGATGTGGCTAATAAATTAGCTGAAGAACAACTTGATAGTATATTAGATTCATTCCCTTTAGTTCAAAAACATTTAGAATATGTAATGAATGGAGGTAAGTCAGAAAAATTTATGACGGCTAACGATCCTAATGCAGACTACGGTAAAATGGATATTACAGAGAAAGATATACCAATGCAAAGAGTAGTTCTATCACAATACTTTAAAGGAAAAGGTCATGATGATGAGTTTATAAAAGAACTGATTGAAGATTATGAAGATTCTGGTAAGTTATTTTCAAAGGCAGAATTAGCTAAAAACGCTTTATCTCAAATTCAGACAAAAGAAAGAGAAAGTTTAATAATTAAACAAAAAGCAGATAATGAAGCTAAGCAAGCTGAAGAAAGAAATTTTTGGAAAGATATTCACACTACTCTCCAGGAAAAAAATGAATTAGCAGGTATTACAATACCTAATAGAGATAAAAATAAGTTTTTTAAATATATATCAAATCCTGTAAATAAACATGGTCAAACACAAAGTATGGTAGACGCAGCATCTAATACTATGGAACAAAGACTTCTTATGGATTATTTATTATTTAAGAAATTAGATTTAAAAGATATTATAGCAACAAAAGCAAATACGTCAACTACTAAAACTCTAAAAGATAGAATTATAAAGGGTAATAAGAGTACGTTGAAAAATGTAGCTAAGAAAAGTAAAACAAAAACAAACTTGGATTTAAATGATTTGGATTTCGGATCATTAATGTCTTAGTGAGTTTTTTCCCTGAACGAGGAGATAGGGCCCTCACTAAAATTTGATTAAAATGCAAGTATTAAAAACGTTTTATAACGATCAGCAAATGACAGACTCAAACAGTCTAGCAAATGCTTTGATGGAAAAGCCAGCAGAGCTGTCTCCCATCATAACACATCTTGCAGGAAAAGAAGACAGAAGATTTCCATTAACCATGTTAACTGAGGGAGTAGGTAACGTAAAATCTATCGACAGATACGAGTATGAGTACCGAGTAAAAACTCACGAAGTTAACATTAGACCAGTAGTTTCCTCTACAGGTACAGGGTTAGGTGGTTCACCTTTTAAAGTAACTTTTCCTGACAAGTGGTTTGTATTTCCATACACTCTAATCTCAGAGTCTGGAGTACAAGCAAGAATTATGGCAGAACCAGTACAAGCTGGTTCTAACTGGGAGTATACACTCCAATTAATTGAACCAAATGGCGCAGCTTCAATTGCTGCAACAGACATTGAAGCAGGTGCAATGTGGGCTCAATTATATGCTAATGTTGGATTAGATTTCTCTAGAGGTAACGCTTCTAATTGGTCAACTCCTGGATTAGTAAGAAACAAAATTGGTACAATTAGAAAGTCTTACCACTTTGCTGGTAATGCTAAAGATTATGTAGCTGAATTTGCACTTCCAACGAAGGGCGGAAAAACTACTAAACTTTGGATGGACTATGAAGAGTACCAACATATGTTAAAGTTTAAAGAAGAATGTGAATTACTTTACTGGTATGGTGAGAAAACTTACGATGCTAATGGAGTAACTGCGATGAAAGATGAAAATGGTCAGCCAGTAATTACTGGGCCTGGTTTACTTCAGCAAATTATCAATAAAGATACATATTCTACTATGACAGAATCAAAACTTTTAAATGTTATAGGTGATTTATTCTATGGTATGACTGACGCTACTTCAAAGCAAATTACGCTTTATACAGGTATTGGTGGTGCTAGAGAATTTGACACTGCATTGAAAGCTTATACAGGTGGTTTTGCTGCTGGACAATGGAGAGTTAATGGAGATAGTAAATTTATAACAGGTTCAGGACGTTCTTTAGGGATGACTGGATACTTTACTTCTTATGACCATATTGATGGGCATACAGTAAATGTTGTAAAAGTTCCTATGTTCGATCATGGACCGGTTGCTCAAGCTCGTTCTAAGCACCCTGTTACAGGATATTCTATGGAGTCTTACAGAATGATTTTTGTTGATCAATCTAACTACGATGGCCAAGCTAACGTACAGATGATTAATAAGTCAGGACGTGAGATGTTAAGATGGGCAGTTGCTGGATCTGTTATACCTAGAGGTTTCTCTGGTTCAGATACTAGAGCGTCTGATATTGACGGTGCGTCAGTTCACATGCTTAAAACTGCAGGTATAGTGTTAAAGAGATTTGACACTAGTTTGGATCTACAATGTGTTGCAGTGTAGGTTATTATTTAGTTTCCTTGGTAAGAGGGGGGTGTTGTGCCCCCCTTATACCTATTTATATCGGCTAGTTATTCTTTAGAGCCAACAACAATTATTAATTAAAAAAAACAAAGAACATGAAAAAAGAAGTAATATTAAGAAGAAAAGAACTCATGAATCATTTACCTAAAGAGGTTCGTGTAAGTGCAAAAACAAAATTAGGAAGTATTTATGTAGGCCGTCAACCTTTAAAAGGTATTGAGGGTGCAGAAGAAAAACTATTATTAGACGGAGTTTTAGATGTGGGTCCTAATCATGACGATTGGACTAAGCATTCAAAAAAATTCTGGTCCGAAATGAATATTTCAGTTCCTTTTGAAGGAGTAACTCTAGACATCAGTACTGATGAAAATAATGTCCCTTTCAATAAAGAAGATTATATGAAATATAGATTTGCTGTTAAGCATCCTCAAGTTGCTTTAAGTAAAGAAGACATGGACTCTAAACATAGATTTTATATACACGATACAACAAGAGATCTTATTAAAAGAAATAACGAGATACAAGTAAGAAAAGATGCGGATAAAGAATTCATAAAAGTTACGTCAGATGATAAAAAAATGACAAGAATATTAAGATTATTAAGTGTGGATAGAAATCCAGATAAGATGACTGCTTTGCAAAAAGAAAATGCTCTTTATGATTTAAAAAATGAAAATCCAAAAAAATTCTTTAAAATATCTACAGATAAGAATTTAGAAGTAAAAGCTGAGGTAGAAGAATTAGTGTCCGCAGGCGTATTACGTAGAATTGGTAATCAAGTAGTATATTTAGATGAGGTTATAGGAGAAACTTTAGAAGATGCAGTTGTGTATCTAAAAAATAAAAAGAACTCCGGTACTTTAACAATATTAAGAGTTAAACTTAAAGAGGCTATCGTATAATGACTGGAGCTCAAATGCATATTGCAATAAATCAAGGACTGCAAAAAATTGGTTCTTTTCAAGCTGACAACTTCTTAGCGGAAGAGTTAGATCTTGAATTGAATAAACAAATACAAAGATTTGTAGAACAAAGATACAATAAAAGAGGTAATAAATATCAAACAGGATTTGAAGAATCCCAAAAAAGAATTGATGATATAAGAACCTTAGTAGTTGAGCATTCTAACATTACGTCGTATAAAGGTCAAGTTGGGCCTAAACATTATATTGATTCCTTTGCTTTACCTGTACCAGGTGGAAGTGGGGACGAGGACTATATGCATTTATTAAATGTTAGGGCTTTAGTAGAATATTCAGGGTGTAAACCAGTTGAGTGGGAGCATGAATATGTAGTACAGAGTTGTGATTGTAGTATTAATCCGTTTTCTAACGTTACTTCTACTCTGTGTGACTTAGCTGGTGGAGTTTGGGTGTGCACATTTACTCAAACAACTAATAGAATTGTAGGAACTTATTTATATGACGTTAATGGTGTTTTACTATATGACATTCTACCTAGTGGAGAACCAGTTCCTAAAGTAAATACTGAAAAGGCAACTACTTCAAGTCGTTGTACATTTTCTCAACACGATGATATATTTACATTACTAAAAGACCCTTTTAATAATACAACTCACACAAAACCTTTATACACTATAATAGGAAATAACTTAGATATATATACTGATAATACTTTTGTTGTTCCGAGTGTTAAAGTTACATATTTAAGGTATCCTGCTGTAGTGGATACTGTTTCAGTTTCACCGGTAGATTGTGATTTACCGTTACACACACATCAAGAAATTGTTGACATGACTGTCAATAGTTTGTTAGAGGCTATATCAGATCCTCGGTACCAGACTCAGTCTGTAGAAGTACAAAAATCTGAATAATTATTAATACATAAAAAATAAAATTATGTCAAGATTAACATTTATTTCAAACACAGATGTACATTTAATAGCTTCAGGAGCACCAATTACTTCTGCAGCAGCTGGTGTAACAGGTCTTTGGGATCTATCAGGAGCAGGACAATGGCAAACAGCCGCAGCTTTAACAGCTGACGACACCATTGAACTTGTTCAAGGAAAAGGGGCTGGTGAGTATCCACTATTCAGCCAAATATTTAATATGAAGGGAGTAAAGATGGTTTACCAACCATACGTTAGAGCTGTAAAGCAATCATTTGCACTTACAGTAACAGCAGTAGGTGCTGTAGGAACAATTCATTCTTTTAAACTAGTTAGACGAGCTACTGATATTGGTTACGATAAGTATATCAATTCAGCTACCGAAGACTTTAGTTATTTAGATAAAATTAATACTATAGAATATGTAACAGTTGCTGGTGATACTACTACTAGTGTTGCGCTTAAATTAGCTGCTGCTGCAAATAAGATCGGTAAAAAGTACGGTTTTGTTGCTTCTCCAGCTGTTGCAGTATGTACAATTACTGCTGCTGAGTTTGGTCACGAGTTTGATATGCTAAACTTTGCTGGCGCTACTGCTAATACAATGGCATTAACAGCAAGAGTAGAAGGTTCAGGTAACTACCACCAAGTTCTTTCTGCAGAGAAAGAAACTCAAGCAATGCACGGGTACCACGGAAGAGCAGGATCTTTCTTAAATACTCCAGCTACTTTTACTAGTGCTGCTATTGCTCCAGTTGTTCCTTCAGCTACACTTGGTTATGATGCTATAACACTTCACGTTCCTACTAGTACTTCTGGTAATGTTGCGAACGATGCTAGTGCTATGTCAAATATAACTTTGTATTTTGATGGTGTAAACGCAAATATGGCTAACTTTGCTACTATATTTGGGATTACTGCTGGTACAGCTTCAACAATAACGTTGTAATAACTTTAAGAGAAGGGGGGTGGAAAAGCCCCCCTACTTTTTTAACCTTTTTTAAAATTAAATAATTATGGCAATAGAAGTAAAATTATCCGCAGATTGTAAAACCTTAACTATATCAGGAGGATCAACAGATGCACCTGTAGAGGTGTGGATCAATGAGGTACAATTACCTATGATCGATCCAGCAGGATCTACTACTAACTCTAGTGGAAGTGATATAGATTTGGAAGAATTGGGAGGAGCAAATGGGTTTCCCCCAGGAGAATTAACTATAACATGGGATAATATCCCAGGTATTAGTACAGAACAACTGAACGGAATAATAAAAGTAATTATAACAGAACCTCAACCATTAGGTACTCAAACATTTGGTGC